TTTGTAGTACGTAACCGGTATCAGAGTATCTACAAATGCACGACTAGTACCATTTGTTCCAGTTTGGGCGCTTAGTGTATACGTAGCACGAGGCTGCCATTCTGGCCATGTTACGCCAGTTTTTCTGCGTACTTGAATTTCAACAGCAGCAGTTGCTTCACGTATTTGACCTGCGTCTTTGCCGCTGACCACAATCTGACGCATGCCTTGTGGAAATGAAAAGGCTATGTCTAGTTCTTTGGTAGTGGTTTGTTGTAACTCAACCTCTTGCCACGGATTACCGTCTTGGGCATTGTTTACTAACTCAACGCCAACTTGCTGCTGTTCTACGTCTTGTGGGTATAGTCGGTTAAATGCCTCAGTTTCTTCTACACTCTCGGTACCTGTTCCGGCCAGTGTAACTGGTCGTGGAATGTCTTGTGCAAACTCAGGTGTTTGATTTACTACACCTTTAGTTTTCCAATCAAGGTCTTGCTGCTCTAGCTCGGCCTGTGTTAGTGGTTTATTGTAGTAGTTTTCAATTGGGCTTGTGCCAACACAAATGTCGCTGATTTCTAGTGGGCCAAATCCCCAGATTACCAGCAGGTTTAACAAGCTAGTATCCGTAAGTGTATCTACGTACGGCGTAGCTCCTAGTGTGCCGGTTACGCGTAGGCGTCCAAGCACCACTGGAATGGCACCAAAACGGTTGGCCTGATTGCTAGCACCAGTAAACAGGTTAAGTCCGCGAGCTTGACCAGGATCATTTTGTCCTGGCATACGAATTGGGGCAATGGCATTGATTAGTGCCATACCTGCCATATTGATAATAGCAGAACCTAGTGCAGCTTGACCGGCAGCAGACGTTACACCAACTGCTTTTCCTAGTTCTGCTCCAAATTGTGGGCCAAAATTAGCTGCTACTACTACAACAGCTAGTGTAAGCAGTAGTCGTGTAGTGTCACGACCTTCGGCTACACACTTGTAGGCTACTTTTTGATCGGGCTGCAGCACAGTAGTGCTCCACTGATCGCGTGGTACAGGCACACCGTCTAGTAATACTACGGTTTTGCTAGCCAGTCGTTGACTAACACTGTACTTTTGCACTACGTAGTCAGCAAAGTCCTGCACAGTTGTTCCGGCCGGCATCCAGTCTACGTTAACTTGTGTACGTAGTGGGTGTGGCAGCCCAGTTGCCGCTACTAGTTGAGCTTGGGCCTGGTAGCGGTAAAATCCACCAAAACGACGTGACCATTGTGGCGAGTCTAGTGACTCTACTACACTGTCGCGGCCTTCGCGCGCGTGCAGGAACCGGCGGTTGTTAATGTACACACCGACGTGTGCTGGTTCGCCATAGATATTGAAAAGACACACATCACCTGGTTGTGCATCCTGTGTCTCGCTCCAACCACTCTTGTGCTGATTAATAACGTCACTCAGTTGAGGGTCCCAGCTACCACTATACAGCTCGCTGTAGTCTGGTAGTTCGATACCTAGTTGCTCGCTGTAAAATAAACGTACTAACCCCCAGCAGTCAACTCCGCTACGAGTTCTGCCGTTGGACTCATAAGGTAAACCAATATAGCTATTATAATCCATTAGAACAGTCCCGGAAAGTACGTTGGTATAAAGTTATAGCACGGAAATGGTTCTCGTGCTAAATTAATCATTGTTAGGTCAAAACTAACAGTGTCACTATTATATGTAGCTGATGTAATGTAGAAGTCTGGAAAACTTGCTTCTACTGCGTCTGGTGTACTGCTTAACACCAGCTCAATCTTTACACGAGTAGGCTGTGTTAACTGTACACGTACCAGCTCAATAGCTTCACGAGTTACGTACTGTAGTGAGATACGGCACTGACCTACGCCAGTGTCTTGCTCACCAGGCAGCTCTACTTGCATTGGTAAAAATACATAATCGCTGCCACGGCTTGCAACGCCGTATACTACTTCGTCGTCTGTGGTTAAGTTTTGTAGTCTGCCCACATACCCGTCAGCTAGTCGAAATATTGGTGTAGAAGGTGCATCTGGATCATATATTGTAAGTAACATAATCAAGTTCTCGTCTGTTTCGGACGAGAACATTGCACGAATTGCAGCCGCGCTGAGGGTACTTAATCTGCTCATGGTAAGACTTCTAAGTTAAGCTGTGTTTGGTAATATCCAGGCGCTATGTACTGTAGCTGGTATAAGTCACCGCTGCCTTGAGGAACGACTCGTACTTCTACCTGCTGAGCTGTACGTGGATGTGGGAATAAGAATCGCTTAGTGCCGCGCAGAGTGTTGTAGATAAAATCTTGTAATGTAGCCACCTGAGCGGTGCTCATGATAAAGCTAACGGTCAGCGTGCTTGGTCGGTTGCCACGCCAGCGTTGTTTGGCAGGACCGCTATCCATGGGCGAACGAATAATGTTCGCACCATGGTTTTCGGTATAGCCTTTTTGTACGCTTTGTGGAAACCCACCGGTTGTTGGCCAAGTGGGTATTGCCATAGTTTATCTCCTTGCTAATGCTGGACGAGAGCCAAATGTATTCATAAAGGCTTGTTGAGTTTGCGAACCAGTACGTGATACTTCCCCTGCAACCAGCTCACCAACAACCACCTCAATACGGCGATTGCCGCGGCTGTCTGTAGTTTCACGAGTTTCAGCTTGTGCAGTGCTGTAGTTATTTACCACAACTTCCACATTGCCGCCACCACCGGCGCGTACGCCCAAGTTTCCGTTGGCATCGCGTTTTAGCGGCATAATGGCTTCTGGGCCGGCTTCGCCCATTAGGCCTGTGCCTTTTGCAAACTTGAACAGTGTTGGGCTATCTACTATACTGTTAGTGAACATTCCGCCTTTGGCGAATCTTTGAACCCCGTGATCCCAAACACCACCCTTAGCTTGACCTGGAAGTCCTGCCAAAGCCGAGCTTACAGCTGAGTCTGACATTCCTTTAAACGGATTGTCTAGTTGGCCTGTAGAGTTACCAAAATTAAATAGCTTAGACAACCAGCCACCACCAGTGCCTTGCCAGCCTTTACCTAACATATTTTCAAATATGTTACTAAGCTGAGCACGTAGAGTAATACGCACTAAATCACTAATAATGGAATTAGCCAGATCCTTGAAACTAGACTTGCCGGTTTTTGCAAATTCCAGGAATGCATCTGTTAATCCGTCAATACTATTTTTGAACACATTAGCATAATCTTTTGCCAACCTTACCTGTTCACTATTACTATAGCGATCTAGTTCTAGTAATCGGGTTTTAGCATCAAAATCAGCTTTTGCTTGATCTGTTCTTAACTGAGCGTTTGTTAATATACCATCTCGTTCTTGCTGTAAGCTATCGCTGAGAACTTGACCGTTTGCAACAAATCGTTTAGTCCAGTCAGATAGTGCATCGTTACGGTTGCGAGAAATATCTAGTAGTACTTCTTCAAGAGCAATTTGTGCACGCTGTTGTTCCAGCACAAATTTCTGAGCTTGAGCGTCCTTTTCAGTTACCAGACCAAGTTCTGAGCGTAATTGTAGCTCGCGATCTTGATATTCTAGTGAGGAAAGTTGGAGTGCTACTACGCCTTGCTGTCGTGTACGTTCAATTTCTTGAAGTATTTTTTGACGTTCTAGTTCTTGAGTTAGTCTCTCTTGTAAGTTAACTCTGTCTTGAGTAATTACTCTAATTTTTTCCGCTTGAATGCCAGTATTGTACACATTTAAGTATTCCTTAACAGAAAGTTCCAGGGCCTTTTCAGCTGCATCTCTTAGTTTAGGAGTACCTTTGATTTTTGCTTCTTGTAGTGCAATATTAGCTATCTCTATTGCTTTTGACTTTTCTAATAGCTGATTAGATAACTCTAGTTCAGCTTGTTCACGTTTAAATTCAGCAATACGTTCCTGTTGTAAAACTATAGAACCAGATAGAAACTCAGTACTTTGTACAAATTGCTTTTCATCTAAATCTACTGCTTGTTTACGTAATTGTATTTCTTTTTGTATTCCTGATATTTTTGCTTCAGTTTCTGCAAAAACACCGTTTAGCCTTGCCATCTGTTCTTGAGTAACTAAATCTTGAACCTTTGTTCTAAAATCTAATTCACGTTGTAGCATTGTCAGAGTATCACCAGTACCTGCAATTTTTCCAGAACGTACAGCAGACGCTAATGTATTAGAAGATACTGCCTGTTCTGTGGCACGTATTTTTTCGATTTCGCCACCAATACGAGAAGCTTCTCTGCGAGTTATTTGATCTTGGTTAGGTGCGGCTTCTATACTAGCTTTTTTAGCTTCAAGTGCAAGTCTTTCGTTAGATAGTCTTAGCAGGTCTGTTGATTTTACTTGCTCATAAATAGCAGATAACTGCTGGCGCTGAATGCTAATCATCTGAATATCTAAGTCAGCTTGTAGTCTAGCAGTTTCTGCGGTTTTGGGCAGCTTATCTAGTAAGGTTTTCTGTATTTGTACAGATCCTTTTGCCATTGCTGCTACTAATGGCGCTTCCAACTTCTGGAAAGCACTGGCAAATGCGCTAGCAGTTGCGCGACCTAGTTCAGCTTGGATAGCGGCTATTTTTTCGTTTGCTGCAGTTAGTCTGTCTGTGGCGGCAGCTAGTTTGCCCTCGCCCTCTAGTCGTACACGTAGCAGTACTTCTTGAGTTTGTTTGCTAATACCTTCTTTGGAAGTGTCACCTGCTTTTATTAAATCTCTAGCTGATG